GTCTGGAATGATGCACTGATGATTTCGTTCGCCATTTCGAATAGAAGATTACCACCCGATTCTGGCTTGTAATTGCTTTTTTTTAAGTAGCTCCCTCGACCTGTGCGATGATGCTTTGAAGCGCTCCGTTCGCGAATGCGTTGATGTAGGATTGCTCCGGTGGAAGTGCGTTCTTCCATGGCTTCTGCGTGATGGATTTCTTCAGCACGAATACCGGTTTGATACCGGTGGGAGAGTTTTCATCTGCCTGCGCTAGCACACCCTTGACGGCAAACAACGGCGCGATTGTTCGGCTGTATGTCCGAGCTGTCAGCCCGTGCGCCTCTGGCACGATCGGGATCGTGAGGAACTTTGCACGTCGCGCGGTGATCGTCCCTCCGGTGACTTTGTGCGAGAATCCAATGGCACCTTTGCTGCGCAGTGTCACGCCTGATCCACTCGCTCCCATGATCGACCAACTTCCTGAGACTTTACGCCACCACTGCGTTTTTTTCCTACCTGGACCATGAGTCGGAAGCGATGGATTTTCCCAAAGCTTTGACCCGCCCATGTTGTAGTATTTTTCGACGACTTCCAACGCGTCTTGCGCTCCAGTCATCACAGCGATTTTGCGCACCGATGCCGATTGTAGGCGGATCATCGACGCCTTCACTGGGTCGAGTCCTGTGGCTGTTATGGTGATCTTCATAATTCTCGCTCCAATGATTTGACGATTGCCGCGCCGATCTCATTTTCGAGTGACGTTTCAAGCGCTCGTTTGTCGAGTAGGAAAAACAACTGAGGAATGCGGTCGATGACCTGCTGAACCTCGATCTGAAATGCGCCTGCGGTCATGGTGTAGCTCTTGTCGATCAGGTCGGCGAAGATCTGATCCACCGGCGAGAGCCATTGCCCCGCGACCTCACGCATCTGTTCATCAGTCATTCTCGATCTGTTTGAGCTTTGCGTTTGCCCACTCTCTGCCAGCGTCACCTCCCCAGCCGTGCCATGCCTGCCAGCCTTTGCCCTTGTCGCCCCATGTCTCGCCCTTCTTGTCGATCTCATGGCGAGCGAAAAATGATACCATGCGCTTCACTGTCTCTGCTGATAGCTCGGAACGGTTGGAGATGTCCCTTGCGCGTGCGATGCCCACTGAGGTCATACCGCGCTCCGATGCTGGCTTCTGTCGGCGAATCTCAAGCGCGTCCTGCGCTGCCTTCGCCATGTCCTCGGTCGGTCTGAAATCGATGTCAGCACGAGCCGCCTCGGTGATCTCTGGCAGCAATGGAAGCGGATCTTCGACCTCGCCGAATAGTGCCTCGCCCTCTTGAGGTTCTTCGACTCCGAGTTCGTTGTAGATCCATTTGTTCGAGACTGGCAGCCCGATGTCCTTGGTCACGATCTTGATACGCTCGGCGATTGCTTTTTCATCCTTCGGTTTTGGAATGACGATCTCAGCGTAGGGCATGTCCTCGCTGGCAATGCCTGCGCCGTAATTCATACGAACGATTGATGGAATCAACTGTGTCGTGACTACCTGCCCGATCCATGTCGCGACCGCTTGCAGAATGTCACCGCGAACCGTAGCATGGACGTCTCCAAGCGCTCGGCTTCCGCTGTCGCCCACGTCTGTGGTGAGAGTTTGTCCGAGCATGAGAATGTCGCACGCTTTGTCTGACTCGTTCATCAGCGCCACCTGTGGCAGCGATTCACCTCCCTTGATGCCGTCCATGATCGAGAACTTCACACCCGGTCCGGTGACTGCATAACCGCTCGTGCCAATGTTCTCTAGCATCTCCTGCGCCTTCATCATCGCTTCGTCGCTGCCGTCTGTTTCCGCATGTCGCCACGGGATCGAATACAACTGCGCATATTGCATGAACCAGCCCAGCCCGTAGATTGCACCGAGCCAGAACTTCGTGAGAGCGCGAAGGTTTGCCGAATGGATTGGGTGACAGCCGCCTTGTTGCCAGATGGCGATCAGGAACTTGTCTGGTGGGAAATCGATCAGCGTGTCGTAGTTGACGCCGTTCGGTGCCATCATCAGCCTGTCGATCTCATTCGATGCCGATGGATAGGCGAGATATTTCGCAGGAACTGGAGCGTAGCAGCGCGGTGAGACGATGCCGTTCTCGGTGTGCCAGATGATTTCCACCACGCTGATTCCTTTGGCGTAGGCGTCGATCAGCGCACGCATCATGCCCTTCGTGTCGAGTTCCCAATGGCTCGGACGCGGTGCATACGATTCAAGCGCTCGTTCGACTGTCTCGTAGATCTGCAATGCCTGCGGTGTCGGTTCCTCGGCACCTTCGCGAATACCTGGCTTGATCTCGATCTGCAATGCCGTTACGTTACCAGCAACTTCATTGATGCACTTGCGCAGACGCGACCAAGAATCGACCATCATGCGGAAAAGGCGATCCTGATCCTCCAGCTTGCCGGTGCGCACGTTGCGCAGGATGCTACGCACCTGCTCGGGCGTTACATTGGCAAGGTCATAGTCCTGCGTGCGGTAGGAAGCTGGCAAAGGCGCTACGATGCCCTTTCGTTCGTCTGCGGTCATGGTGAGCATGGCAATAACACGCAATGCAGCCAATGGCAAGCTCAAATTTACAGAGCGTTAAACCCTCGGACCGTTCGACTGGCGAATGTGTTCCGCGATGTGGTAACCGATGCTGCTCCCGTCATGGCGCCGCTAATGCGACTGCCGAGTGCAATGCAAGCAAGCAATGCGTCCGCACGGTCCGGTGACTTCATGCTTTTCGCTGCCATCTTTTCCTTTGATTCGACGCGCAGCTTGCCCGTTTCATTCCACTCGCTTTTTCGTGTGGTGATCTGCGAGAATGTCATCGGATCGAGTTCGCCGACGTGTATTCTCCCGCGCTCCAGCTCACGACTAGCAACGTGCCACACCTGAGCAATCAGGTTTGCGTATTCGTCTTTTTCGCTCGCAGGCTTGCCGCCATGAAAGCGATTGATGTGCCATCCAAGCTCGGCGAACTGGTCACAGAAGCCTGTGCCTAGTCCGTCGGCATCGCCCCAGACCTGCCCTGCGCTTAGTCCTTCGGCTTCAAACATTCGTATAAATTCCCGCGCTGCCTGCACTGTGTCCCGTTCCTGCCATGCTCGGACGATGCGAGCGTGATTCCCGCGGCGAATTGCCAGAACGTTTTCGTCACGTCCCGCGGCGAAGTCACAGAATGCTACGATCTCGCCGTGAGCGTTTGGCTTCGGCTGTGCGTCTAGTGCATTGCGCAGCAGATCGGGTGCGAGAACCAAGCGGTCGAAGTCCTCGGTGAACTCGGCGAGGTGCTTTGAGCGGTAGAGCGGATGTGATTCGCCGTATTTGATTCGGTCTAGTTCCCTTTTCTCCGCGCTGATGTGAGCGCAGTCTGTCGATGGCACCCGGATCGTCTTGTAGAGCGATGAGTTCTTGTGGAATGAGTCGTAGAACTGACCGCGCGGCGCACCCGGTGACGACACCCAAAGTTCCATTTTCCGCGTGCATCGGTCGAATGCCTCGAAGATCGAGTCTGGCACCGTCTTAGCTTCATCGATGATGAGGAATACAGGGTCAACATCGCCTCCGATCTTCGGGTGATGCCCTTCGGCTCTCCCCGGGTTGTCGGTGCTGAATCCGAACGCGTAGCCTCCCTCGGGCGTTCGTAGCTCCTCACTCATGAAGCGCCAATGTGGGAACCGATGCTGATAGACTTTGACGGCACCCCATAGCTGCTTCTCAATCTGCATCCATGAGCCGCTGGTGAAAATGCACTGCCCACGCGGGAACTCATGCAGGAACCATAGCACAAGCGGAGCCACAAGGCGCGCCGTCTTGCCGCTGCCATTCGCCGCGACTACGCTTGTCGGTTGTTCCATCGCGACCGACTCCATGGCTTCGCACTGCCAAAGGTATGGCGTGATTCCTAATACGCGGATGCAGAACTCGGTCGGACTCATTTCTTCGCCTTTGCCCGTGCGATTTCGACGAGGGTAGAAAGGTTTTTATCTTGCTCAACAGATAGCGGTAGCTGCATAACTGGTGATCCATCCGGTCCGCTGATCTCCTGCTTGTCAGACTGTCCGAGCATGTTCTTCCCGAGGAAGATGAGCATGGAAACATTGCCAGCGAGTGCCACCTCAATCTGCTTTTTACGCAGTCGGGTTTTGCCATTCTCACGCCCTTTTGCAATTACGTCCGCAAAATGACGGTCGAGCGTGTCCACCGAACATCCCACGATTGCCGCGATTTCCTTGTTTGGACATCCGATGCCTGCGAGCTTTTCGACAAGATCACCGTCAATCTCTAGCTTCGGTCTGCCGCCTTTGTTTGGTTTTTCACTCATAGGTCATCAGATTGGAGCGCATCGGTCGGAGTTGCACCGCCCTTTTCGGCATGGATTGCCGACGTGTCACTGGATTCACTTGATGCGCGTTTTGGGTAAGGTTTCGCCAAGGGCATTATGCACTTTCTCATTTCATTGTCAAGTGGCATTAGGTATTTGTGTTTCCACATGATCGGGGATTTTTTCATGCCTTTGATCGTGCCGAATAATGCGTTTGCCGTTCTTTTGTGCATGATCTTCCCATTGTGCATAACCTCTTGCTGCGCTTGTGATCTCCCACAATAAATCCAGTTCCCCGCCTGATAAATGCCGCCGTGATGCCCTTGCAGTGGATCAGCGTAGGAAATAATCAGACGCAAGCCGGGACTGTTAGCCTTTAGGAAGCGCATGGCAATCGCCGCAATCTTTGAAACTGGAGTGATGTGCTTTGTAAGTGCAATTCTGACAAGCTCACAAGCTGCTGTTTGCTCCAATCCGTAAGGCTTGCCGATGTTGTTGTTTGCACCCCTCCCGAAAAGAACGACTCCGATAAACTTGCCATTCTCCCATGCTCCCACCTTTACCAGCTTCCCTGCTGGCATTGATTCTGAGTAATGCCAATTCTCCACGGCATACTTCGCTGCTTCATGCGTTGCCCAATCAATCTTTAGCTGTGGCTTCATGGTGTGAAGAACTTCCTGCAATGTGGGCATTCAATAGGTGATTTTTCATCGAGCTTGCCTTGATCTTCCTCTGTGCCTGCTTCAAAGTTAGGCTCTTGCGGATTCAAAGCTGCCTCAATCTCATCACCATCAAATCCTGTCAGGTTCAAATCAAAATCCAACTCCCGCAACTCTGCCAGTTCCAGCGCAAGCATTGAATCATCCCATCCGCTGTTCAATGCCAGCTTATTATCAGCGATGATGTAAGCCTTGCGCTGCGTCTCTGTCAGGTGATCGAGCCTAATGCACGGCACTTCGGTGAGTCCGAGCTTCTGCGCTGCCATGATGCGACCGTGACCGGCGATGATTCCGTTCTCTGCGTCGATCAGCACGGGATTGGTGAAGCCGAACTCGCGGATCGAACCAGCGATCTGTGCCACCTGTGCCTCGCTGTGGGTTCTGCTGTTGCGTGCGTAGGGAATCAACTTCCCTGTTTCTATCTGCTCAATTTTGGGTTTGTTCTTCATGACGTAGTTTTCGATTGACGTGTTTTTCTCTGTTGGTAAAATCTTGGTTATCACATCCTCAGCGCCTGTTTGAGCGCGTCGAGTGTGGGTTTGCCGTCTCTGCCGATTGCTTGCGGTCCGAGCCTATCTGTGATGGTTTTCCGTGCTTCGTTTGCCAGTTCTGGCGTGAGGTCATCGATGTTTGCATCAACTCCAGCGTTGAATTGCTTTCCGAGGTCAACGCCAAATTGCGCGACGTTCGGAGCTTTGACTCGTTCACCTTTTCTGACCAGCTTTCGGCGCTCGGCTTCGGCTCGTTTGACCGGCTCCTGAATCATGTAAGAATTGAATCCAAACGGACCCCATGGAACGTCGAAGCCGCCGATGTCCGCTGCATTCTGGAACTGCCAGTATGCGTAGTCATCCCATCGTCTCACGTCTCCCTCAGCTTCAACATGGCGCTTCCGCTTGATGCGTGCACCCGGGCGTCGGACGAAGCGAGCCGCGGGGTTGAGATTGAGCCAGTCCTCATTGCGCATCCTGCCCTGCCACTGTGCGAACGTCGAAGCTTGCTCAAGGTTGGTATTGTAAATGAGTTGCAAGCGAGCGTTTGAAATCACGTTGGTGATTTTCTGGTCCTTGTAGTCGGCAGGCGTTGCCAGTCCCTCTTGAATCAGAAACTCCGCGGAACGCTCGCGGAACTTGGCGAGTCCGGTCTCCTTGTAGGCTGTCACGATCTCCCCCGTATTTACGTCCACGATCTCCTCTGTGGCGTCCGCTTGCCAGTCCAGCAACATGTTCCGCATCTTGTTCAGAACGCGCGCTGAGGTCACTGTAGCGCTGAAAAACGAGCGATTGCGAATAGCCGGTGCCATTGCTGACCATTCGCGCCATCGGAACCACGACGGCGTCACTTTGCGCCGTGAAAGGTTTTCGACTGCTTGGAGGAATGCGTTCATTTCGTTGAGCTGTTGAGTTCGGCGATTGCTCGCTTGCCCACCGGTGTCAGGTGGTAGGTTGACGGTCTGCCTGGCTGCTTTGTGATCAATCCCTTTTGCATTAACACCCACAGGTTGTTGTTCACGCAGACTAGTCCGACCTTGGCATGGTTGGCGATCTCACGCATGGTTCGACCGTCGGCGATGACGAAGATCCGAGCCTCGCCCATGCCGATGCCGAGGCTGTAGAGTTTGCTGACGATGCAATGAACCGTGGTAGTGGTCACGGAATCAAGATACAGAAATCCGAGCGGTTGGCAAGCGTGAAATCAGATCGAGTTCACCCCTGCTCATCGCGCCTGAACATGCGGGAGCAGAGGCATTAGTTCCCGTCCATCACTCGATGGGGAGATTCTTTATTGCCGCTTGCACGGCGTCATAAGCGCGGATCATGGCTCTGGCTTTTTCGATCTTCTTGCAGTTCGACCAGACCGTGTCATGACCGGCGCTGAAAACTATCCCGATCCGAGCGAATGTCCAGCCTCGGTCACGCATTACAGCCTGCACGACTGCTCTGGCATCCGCTGCTTCCTGTAACCGTGTCTTGGTTGTGACGAGGTCAGGATCGACGCCAAGCTCGGTGCTGACGATTTTGATGATGTCGGAGATTTTCATGGTTTTTGTTTGTGCCGTTTCGCCATGCCTTCCCATGATACTTCGTAGACTCTCTCCCATGCGGGGTTGCGATTGTCGAGCAATACCCACCAAATGCTCTTGCGCTTGCGGAAAACGTGCGAGATTCTCGCTTGCTTTTGTTTGTTAGTCATGGCTCCCATTTTCCGATTGATTTTACGTAAGCCAGTGCCCATTGCTTAGCTGTTGCCCACGCTGGTTCGTTTGCTGTGTTTGTTGGGTCATCTAGCACTTCTAAGTATAGGAAGCTTCTTAACAGTGCTTTTCGAGGGTGCAACAGCATGGCTTCATGCATCGCGTTCAGGTCGGAGGTGTAGTAGGGAAAATGACGCAAGCAGTTTTCCATCCCGCAATCTATTGTGTTCGGCGGTAATCCCCACATGCAACGCTGTGATATTTCAGTCCAACCACACGCTTCCGCGATTGCTATTCTTTGTTGTTCTTCAGTCATTTTTTTTCCTTCCATTGCCAAGTTGTTTTGCCGTCACTGTCAACCGCGTATTCAGCGTGTCCGCGCTCTATGGCTTGTTTTTGGATGTCGCCACTATCAGCACCGACAAACATTAAATATGTCGCATTGCAAACAAAAGCAATAACAGCAATACAATAAGTGCCAAATATGTAATCCATATAATCAGTAGTCTTCATTTTCTATTTCAATTTTCCCGCAAGTTGTTTGTAATTCTGCCATGGCTCGTTTCAAATAAACAGCCATGTCTAAACACTCTTCGTAGGCATGTTGTAACCATTCCGTATGTGACAGCATATTTTCCGCAACGGTAGTGCCATACTTGGCAATGCCTACTTGCTGACGCTTGGCGATGTCTTCACATACTAGGGCTTCGATACCGCTAACCTTTTTGCTGGTGTCACCATGCTGCGCCAGAACGTCCGCTAGTGGCTCGCTTTGTGGCTCAACCCACTGAAGCAAGCTGTCTTGCCAGTTGTCGGCGTATGGCGGGTGGTTTAACCGCTTAGGAGGTCCTCCATTTCCCCAAATGTGAGTCCACCCTTGTCTCGTTGGACTCTCATCGTGGTGGATCACCTTACCGTTTGCATTCTGCGCAATATACCTGGGGTTGTGAATCCCCGCCGCTTTACAGGCAGCTAGCAGGGATTCCGATAGTTGTTTTTCTGGTGTCATAATCTCGAAATTTGATACTTGATAAAATCCGCTTGGGTCAATAACCCAATGATCTCTGAGTGCTTGCGGTCGATCTCGATGCACTCGTCTATTGGAAACGATGCGAACTCTGGTCGCTGCATCGTCGCCTCAAGTTTGTCGAACTGCCCCAGCAGCTCAGCCTCCAGCGCGGTCGCTAGTTCTAAGGCTCGCTCATTCATGGCTGCCTCCTTTCACTGCGGCTAGGGCTTTTCTAGCATTGTGCCTAGCTGGGTCATCCCACAATGTAGACTGACCAGCAGTTCTTTCTAACTCCTCTAAAGCCTCAGCCAACGCATCGCGCTGCTTGGTGACTTCGGCAAGCTCGCGCTCTAGTTGGCGAGCGAAGTCAGCGGAAACTGTAAAGGATTGTGCAAACGTGTAATCAGTATCGACATGATCCATCTCATCACGCCATGTTTCTGTGTCTGTTCTTGGTGTATCACTCATGCGAGCCTCCTTTCGTGGCTGCTAGGGCTGCGAGTTCATCGCGCTGCTTTGTCATGTCGGCAAGCTCGCGTTCGAGCTTCTGCGCTTCCTCAACTGGAACCATTTGCTCATAAGCGAAAGCCATGCGCGTGGCTGCTTTTGTCCTAGGTGTATCACTCATTCTGCCCTCCTTTCAGAGCCGCGCTTGCGATCAGATACGGATTGTAGTCCATGCGGTGCATCGCTTTCTCATTCTTCATAATATTGCGCAGTGCGGTCTCGTAGTCGTTGATTGCTTGGCAGCATTGCTCTCGCGCATCGGCAAGCTCGCGTTCGAGTTGCTCGCATGTGTAGCGAAGGACATAGCTCCACTGACCGCCTGAGTTGCGGATTGCCGAGTCCGTGCGCGGTGTGTCACTCACTGGCTGCCTCCTTTCGTGCCGTATGCGCTGCCTTTCGCGTCCGAGCCGTCGAGGTCGGTCGCTGGCAGGTCGAAGCCGGTGTCCTCTCTGTAGAGTTGGATGAGAACTCTCAGCCATAGAGCTGCGTTGATGACTGCGATCAGGATCGCGATGATTCCGACCGTTAGAATGATGGTGTCTGTTGTGTCTAGTTTCATGGTTGTGTGTTTTCTTTGGCGAGTGATTCGATCTTCTGCGTGAGCCAGCCGAGCGTAGCAGCATCCACTACTGGTGATGGGTTATAGATTGCATTGCGCAGATCACGCATTGCGAATTCGAGCAGGAGCTTTGCCTGCGCTTCGGTTAGTTTTTCGATGTGTTCGATCATGGTGGTAGTGTGTTATAGAGCCAGTGCAAGGATTGTAAAAACAGCCATCGTTAAAATTGCGATGATTGAGCAAATCAAATGAACGATGATTGTTGCCCACTTGCGCCAAGGTGTTTTCTTGGCTAAGGGACGGCGGATTAGTTGGCAGGTTGGTTGCATGGCATTAAGCTACTTTGAGATTTACTTGCAATCCGCCATTCGTGCGGCTGATCTCGTTAGCTTCGACAAGCTCGCACCCAATCTCAAGCGCGGCAGCTTTGATTTTTACGATCTCTGCGGTCATCGCATCGTTTGTCGCGCTGCGGTCGCCGTTACCTTCGATTGCAACTCGCACTGTGATTTCAGCCAATACAATGTCATCGGCTTCATCTTCTACTTTCCAGTCTGCGATTGAGTATTCATCAGCATCGAAAAACTCTGCTACGATTTCACAGATAGAATCGAAGTTGAGAGTGTCTTGTAGGTTTTCAGCTACTTCGCGAAGTTCAGTAATTTTTTCTAGTGTCATATTGTGTGTTCGGTTGTTGCCCTGCGGCGCGATCAGAATACACTGATTACTTGCAAAATGTAAAGCTATTTCTGCAAGAAAAGAGAAAATAGTTCTCTAGCCTTTATGTACTAATGGTTTTTTCTTGCTCTTTTTTTCCGTTGTAGCGGTTTTTTAGCTGGTCGAAAGCACCTTTCAGCAAGATTTCCACTATTTTTGAGACGCTCATTCCTGCCAGCTCGGCGATCGCCTTTGCCTCGCCGATAAGCTCCGGCGGAAGCGTGAGCGTGACGTTCTCGCGCTTGGCACCGGCTTTTAGTTTTGGTCTGCTCATTTTGTTTCTGTGGTTAGTTTTTTCGCTGCCGCAATCGCTCTGGTGAGCCGTGGATGCATCATGCTCGCGCCTTCGTGTCTGCTGATCTCGTCGGTCAAGTTGCGCAGTGCTGCCATTGCATCGTTAAGCTCTCGCTCTAGTTGCTTGCTTTTAGCTTCATGTTCCATCGACTCAAAATGTCGTGCATTGGATGAACTTATCGCCGCCGTCAAACTCGCATTTAGATTATTGCGCTCTGATGTCACCTTGTTTAGCTCTCGCTCTAGTTGGTGTGCGTGATTTAACATCTCGCTATACCAGTATCCTTCAGCAACTGCATCCGTCCTCGGTGTGTCTGATTCTGTGTTCATTGTTCGGTTGGTTTGTAGTTGGCGTGATCGAATAGCTTTTGCCAGTCGTCGCGGTTGTATTGTGCTTCGTTGTATGCCTCGCTTAGTATTTGCGATTGCGTCCACAAATTGATCCTATGCCAGTTTGCAATTAAGCAACGGACAATTGCGAACGCGCCGCCCGTGTTTCTGTTGTGGCAGTATCTCGCTGCAAATGTCATTGCGGTGTTTTCTGCTAGTGTGTATGGTTCTGTGTTCATTGTTCTTTCGTTTGTTTCTTGGTTCGGTAGCTCTGCCAGTTGCATGAGAGAATGATTCCGTCCTCCTCGATGCGGTTGACGATTGATTTCCCCATGCGGTCGGAGAATTGTTGCAGATCGACGTTGCCGATCAGAATTGTGGGACGTAATCGCTGATAGCGTTTGTCCATAATTGCAGTGATTTTCAAATCCTCAAACGTGCTGCCCGTGCTAACGTTGATTTCGTCGATGACCAGCAAGGCGGCGTTTTCGTATTCCTTCATGAGATCCCACTCGGTTTTTTTCGATGTCGGAGCGTAGGTGCTGCGCAGCTCTAGGAAGATGTCCATGGCGGTGCGGTAGATCGCTGGTCGCTCCAAACGCTTAGAAAATCCGTTCTCGGTCGTGAGCTTGTTCACGTCTTCCAAACGAACGTTTCGGGAGATTTGCCAAGCCATTTGAGTCTTGCCAGTTCCACGCCCCCCGATAAGTGCCACAATTCCGCACGCATTGGCGGTTTCTAGAGCTTTTTCGTAAGTTTTAGTCCATTCATCCCCCACAAGGTCAATCTGCGCTCTGTGACGCTCTGGGAAGTCAATGTGAGA